CCATGGAGAGATCGCCTCGATCTTGAGCGGCAGAGCGAAGTATGACTTCTGCTTCATCGCGGCTATAAATCCCTTGGTTGGGGACGTAATCATCCATCATGGCTCTGGCTGGAGCATTTTGCCTTTGAACGTAATCTTGCCCGTGAGGGCCGTATCCCGTATCTTCATTACCAACAAGACGATAGGTTGTGTTAGAGCCTTGGGGCGTAAAGCTAATAACCTCTAAAGGATTTTCGTCGTAGAAGATCTCAGCAGTACCCTCCATGATCTCTACTATTTCGTTTTGAAGCGAGCTGTTTAAGTCTTCAAGATCCAAATCGCCGTCAACAAATTGTTTAAATTTCGCCGCTTCATACGCTAAAGATTCTTCTGGGCCATCCCCCATACCAAAGGGGCTGGTTTCAGCCCAGCTATCAAAAACGTCATTAAATTCAGACCTGTCCATCCCGCTATAGTTAACAAGCTGTCTTGCTTGCTCTTCAAGATAGCCGGGGCCATACGCCTCTTCTGCACTTAAAGTTTCGATCTCAAAATCAATATCAGGATCGCCAACGTAACCATGCTCAATCGCTTCTTTTTCTTCGAGAACCAGACGATTATCTTCAATCGCCTCCATGATTTCCTGCTGGGTTACACGTTTCTGCTTGAAAAGCTCGGTCAAACCAAGAGCTTCCATCTCCTCCTTGGTAACGCCCTGCTTCATGAAATGGCGCTTAGCGTCCGCACCTAACTGCTTGGCCTGCCTCATGCTGAGAGCAACTTGCTCCGCCTTGCTGTACAAGTTAAACCGAACTTCAGGCTGCATGTTGTGAAAGGGATTTACCGCTTTATGGACCTTTTTGCGGCGGGGGCGGGGAATAAATTTTATCATATTAGCCCTCAGTCAGTCTTTCGTAGTGGTCCCAATTCTTACGCATAATAACCAGCCAATCATCAAAAGTCATCACGGCGGTCAGGCTGTTGTCCTTCGGTAGCGCGGGATTGATGGCGTACAGCGGGATGCAAACGCGAGACTGCTTGTTGTTGAACTTGTAGATGAGAACCGGGATGTCATTGCCACAGGCGGCGGTGACTTGCTTCCACCACTCGGACCTCCACCACCAACCCTCCTTGTAGGCTTTGCACTCAATCGCGTGGTGCGGGATCTGGATGTCGCAGAGATCGGCGGTTTGATACTGGTCGAGGTTGCGCTTGCAGGTGATGTCGAAACCGCAACCAGAAAAGAAAGTGTTTAGCTTCTTAACGATGTCGCGCTCGTAAGCCGCACCCTTGTTGCGAGAATCAACCATTTACGAAAGTCTCAAAAGTTTGGGCAATTTTGTTGCAAATAGGGGTACCTTGCAAGACAATCTGAAACAAGGGGGTACCCTTACTCCTCCGGGCAAAATTTTCCCTTACGGTTTTGCTCACCTCCGGGGTACCCCTTTTTCGTTGAAATATTTTTTTATATTGTATGCGCCAAACTCAGCTATAGCTATGCGCTGTCGCTCGAACCAAAAAATGGGGGTCGCCACGGCCTTCCAGATCGATTTTCAGGGCCAAAAATCCAATCCATAGGGGTCCAAGATTTTACCTCAAACGTCCGGCAGAGGCGCTCTCAGCGGCTCTGAAGGCGGTTGATCAGTAATGGCCGTGGTTCTGACCGGCTATTTCGCTGCCTGTGAGCACAGGCGTTTAAACCAGAACCGTTGAACTGATAGCTCAGGTTATGAGGTTTGTCTCGCAAGCCTTTGATCTGCAAGGATTTAGCGGAGGGAGGGCGGGAAGAGCCGGTTTTCCCGGCGCTGGCGGCCGAGAGAGAAAGAGACCTCTCTTTCTCGGTTATTCTTTTCGTTCACCGATTACGGGTGATTCATTCCTTAAATTTATAGATCATTGTCCTTCATCTCGTCGGATATTCCCAGCAATTCGTTCAGCCGTGACTTGATATCGCTCTTCGTCATGCTGTCGAGATTCGCATTGATGTTGAGGTTTTGGCTGCGCTGTATCGTCAAGCCTGCGAGCTGGTTCAGTTCCTTCACCGCGCTTACAGCGGCGTTGTACGCCCCGTTCTCGAAGCTGGTCTCTGCTATCTTCCACAGCATACTTCCAGTCTTCTCTGGCGTGATGGCGAACTTCTGGCGCAGCTCTTCCTGCTCCGCTCGGATCGCCTTAACCACGTTCGGATGGTCGCGCCCGTTCATCAACTTGCTGGCGCTCATCGCCGGGAAGCTGAAGCCTGCCTTCCTCGCCGCCTCCGTCTGACCACACCCACCTTGCGTGTAGTGCCAGACGAAAGCCGTCTGCATTTCGGTCAGCCCAAACTCGCTGTCCGCATCAAACTGTTTTGGCATCTCCACAAGTTGTGGTCGTTCCTTCTTCGGTCTGCCTCGCTCCGCCATCGTCCCTCCATCTGATTGAATATCTGCCGCGCCCCAGCTTCCAGCTCCTGCGCGAGTCCGTAGGCGTCACGCTCCGCGTTGTTCAACTGCCGCCACCTTCGGTAATTCTCCTCGCGTGTTTGCTCGAAGTCCCACTCAAACTTGTAGTCTACCATGATCAGTCTCCTGATGAGCCAGTGTGCCAAGTGTAGGGTACAGCTATTAAACTTTCCTTGGTATAAACCTATAAACACTGTTCTGCGCCATCTATATGTTCATACTTTTAATATTTTATAAATAGTACCCTATACACACTATAACAATAAAAAGAGTATAAACAATAACTTACGCATTTTTCAGTATAGGGTATAGGGTGGCATTTTTTTACCTCACACTGATCATCATAGATTTAGCCATTTACATGAACACCCCACGACCCGCGTATGAGTGTGGTTCCCGCACTCGGGCAGCTAGTCCCACCCCTTCGGGGAAAAACCAAATGAGTCTGATTTGTCCTCCTCGATGGGGGTGTAATCTAAGTCGTAGATCTTTTTGCCTGAGCTGCGTCTCGGCTCTTTGCCATGTTCTGACAGTATCCTCGCGGCATCTTTGAAGTCTGCCATGCGTGGATTACTCACCCCCAGATCTCTCAGCAGCTTGGTCATCTGCACTGGCTTGGTGTTGTCGGATTGGAAGTCAACGTGTTCAAGTATAAGATCCTCGACGCTCGATTGGGTACGGTACAGCTCGTTGCTCTCTTGCAACTGCGCTCGCTCATCTGGGCTGAGGAACCAGTTCTGCTCCCCCTGCCTATACATCGTCTCCTTCACCTCTGCCCAGAGCTGCTGCATATCGACACCATGGTTCACATCGATGTTTTTCACCGGTATCACCCAGAACCTGCGGTTGCCGCTGGTGTCTGTTAGAAACTCTCGCTCGTTGACACTGGCAAAAAACGCTGTCCTTCTCTGGTAAGTGGTAAATGCCCGGTCGTAGGGTAGCCGCAGCTCATCAACCTTTTTGGTGCAGAATGCCTTGAGCTGGTCGATGTCAGCTCTCTTGAAAGTCGATCCCAATTCCCCCAGCTCGACGATCCAATGGCTCACGGCTTGCTTCACGCTGTCCTTATCGCTTGGGTTGAGCGTTGCGCCTTCGAGCAGCCAACCCTCGTCGTAGTTCGCTAGACGTTTAAACCATAAGGTCTTGCCCATACCCTGCGCCCCCTGAAAGACCAGTATACCTTCTAAGCTGACACCATTTGGTTCACAAGCCGCCGCCACGCAACTGATCAACCACTTCCTCATCAGCATTTCTTTGAGCGCTTCGTTTGGGCTTCTGATGCTGTCTAGGAACGCTTGTAGCCTGCTCTGGCCATCCCATGGCTTAGATTCCATCCAATCCTTGACCGGGTTGTATTCAACCGCCAGCAGCTTGAGATAGTCACGGACCTTAGTATGAGGTATACCCATCTGTATACATCTGTCTTCGATCTCGATCAGTGCAGATTCATCTTGCATGTCTTGAATGAACTTCGAGTCTGGTACGAAGATTTCCATGCGCTTTTTGATCACGTTGTAAGCGCATTTTATGCCGTTCAGGATCATCACGCCCTCGACGTTACCTTTGGTGTTAAGGTATTTGCCTCGCTCGCTTCTGTTGAAATCAAACTCTGTTGGTACCGTTACCGGCTTCAATTTCGGGATCAGCTCACCCTCAACCGCGTGGTCGTTATAGTCACCTAAACTCTCAGGTATCAACACCTCGGTTTCGGCACCGCCACTTCGCACAGCTTGGCTTGCCTTTACCGCTTTGATTTCGCCCGTCCTTGATGCGTCTTGATCAGCGATAAAAACATGCTTTGCGTTTGGAAAAAATTTAGCAACGGTCTCGCCAACCGGCTCCAAATTGCCAGCGTCAAAGCAAACGATGACGGGCTGATTGTGGTGCTGAAAATAACTCGCGGCTGTCGCGTAACCCTCGGCGTAATTAATCACCTTGGCATCTTGCAGCATGGACTCGCCGATAATAAAAAAACTACCCTGCTTCTTGCTGTGCCGCAAAAAATCTTTGCCGCCATCATCATCTATATACGCAATCCCAACAATTTCTAAGTCAGCGTCACGCATCGGGATTACCAGCCTGCCGTCTTTATATTGCCTGAGACCGTGGCTGAGCACCTGCTTCCGCTGCAAGTAAGGGTGCTTCTCAACCGGGGTTGATCTTTCCCATATCAATTTAGCGATCTTTGCGGCCTTCGCCTGACCTCTTTCAGTGGTTTCTTTCAGCAGTTCGGCATTACGCTTGATCTCTTCCTTCTGCTCTTCGGTCATCTCGTAACGAGCGCCGTTGTTTGGTCGCCATTGCGCGGTCGGTTCAACGTGATCGATACGGTAATCGCCGCATCTTCCGTATGGCACACTCTGGTTTAACCATAGCTGATACCAGCCGGTTAACTTGCGTCTGCCGTCAATCTCCATATAAGCGCGGCCAATCGTACCGTCCGTTTTTAAACCGGTTTTGGGATCAACGGTCATGCCATTGCTGAGCAGAAAGTTTTCAAATTCGGTCTTAGCGTCCGCCGTGAATGGCGTACTTTGATTTTTGGTGGGTTTAGAAACCTTAATTGCCATGGGTCTTTTTTCCGCTTGCTTTTCATTTAGAGGTGTGTACGATAGTGCAAACATTTACACAACACAAGGAAAAGCAACATGGGATTGATAGCAAGTAGTAGTGGTGGTGGTGACTTCGAGGTCGTGCCAGTTGGTACGCATCGAGCAGTTTGTTACAAGTTGGCGGACGCTGGAACTCGGGAAGAAAAGTTCAAGGACGAGGAACCAAAGAAGCGCCACACAATTTTTATCTTCTTTGAATTGCCAGATCTGCGGACGGCTAAAGATCTACCGTTCTCGATCTTTAAGCAGTATACGTTATCACTGAACGAAAACAGCGCTTTGCATAAAGATCTCAAAAGTTGGCGCGGAAAAAGTTTTACTGAGGCAGAGTTAAAATCTTTCGACATGGCAAACATCCTCGGCGTGAACTGCGACATTGAGGTTGAGCATACTGCCGGTGGTCGAGCCAAGATTGTTTCAATCTTTAAACCAGACGGCGGAGCAAAGAAAGTTCCGACAGTCAACGATCAAGTCATCTTCGACCTTGAAGATTACTGCAAAGAATTTTCCGGCGAATCGTGCGTAGAGAGTAAAGCAGCCTGTGATGTGTTTGCAGACCTGCCTGCTTTCCTCTGTGAAATGATTGAGGGTTCTTATGAGTTAGCCGCAGCTTACTCAAAGGGTCGCAAGGTTGAAGCCAGTGAAAGCAAAGGCGGTTTGGCTGCGATGGCAAAGATGCCAAAGGCCGCAGAAGTGCCTGACGAAGATTTTGACGACGACATTCCTTTCTAATGAACGCTTCTAAAATGCTTGCCCGGCTCGAAAGGGCGACAAAAGAGAAGGGTGTAAAGGTCGCTGAATTTTTAAACCGTTACAGTTTACCTGCCAGCACTTTTTACGCTATTAAAAAAACGAAAGAGATCAAACCAAAGATACACAAAAAATATCTGGAAGCGTTGCGTGACTTTGAGCCAACGCTTGCTGATGCAGTTGATGTTGAGTTGGAGGCAGATGATCTCGTTAACTCGCCGAGCCATTACAAGCGCGACGGCATAGAGTGCATCGACGCTATGGTTCAAGTCTACGGTTTGAAGCGTGTGCAGGAATACGCTGAGATATCAGCATTCAAATACCAATGGCGGGAGGGTCTAAAAGGTGACTCAACGACCGACAAAAAGAAAAAGATCTGGTATACACGTTTTAGCATGGGCGATGACCCTCGGAGGAATGATGATGATTAAAGAAATGGGTTTAGCCAAATTTACCGGCTGGGCGGTTGTCACCGCCTTTTGCGCCGGGATCGTGTTGGGCGCGATAATGCTTTAAATGCGCCCAAGGTACGAGCGGCAAGCTGACAGGGACGCTGAGAATAGACTGATTGAGTTGGTCTGCAAACACTACCAGCTCAACGGCTTTTTCAAACTCCCCGCCAGCTACATCTTAGATTTTGCGGTTTCACGCAATGACAAAATCATAGGGTTTGTCGAGATTAAAAAAAGAACCACGGCAATGCGAAAGTACCCGACTTTTTTTATTGCGCTGCATAAAGTCTTGCAGGCCAAGCAGTATGAGCTGATCGGCTTACACTCTCGCGTGGTGGTTGAATGGTCCGATTGCGTTGGCTCAGCAAGATTAAATGCACCGTTTGAATTGAAGTTTGGCGGTAGGTCAGATCGTAACGATTCTGCCGATCAAGAACCAATGGCGCATTTTCCCATTGATTCGTTCGACATTTTGGAGGAGAAAAAATGACAGATTTTAAACCGGGTATTTACGAAGATCTCGATTACCCAACCTATGCCAGCATCACCGTGGATGGTCAGCAAGCATGGCGGTCGCATGACCTCACCTCGTTGATCAAATGCGCTTACAGTTGGAAGAATGCCAAGCCTATGACTGAATCACCTGCGCTTCTTGAAGGCCGGGTCCAGCATACGGTTTTTCTTGAGCATCACAAATTTCTTGATGAGTTCTCGATAGAACCAGAGCATATCAATCGGCGCACAAAAGCTGGAAAAGAAGAGTACGAGGATTGGGTGTCAGGTCTTGGCGACAAGACGCCTTGCAAGCAGGATCTGTATGACCTCTGCATGGAACGCCGAGCTGCGCTTGAAGAGTTCATCCCCGGCCCAGACGATAAGGTCGAGCTGACGCTGGTTTTTGAATGGTGCGGCCAGCCATGCAAAGGCAAGCTCGATTGGTACACCGGCACTGACATCTGGGATCTGAAAACCTGCCGTGATGCGTCACCGCGTGGTTTTAAAAACGCCGTCAACTCGTTTCGATATTATCAGCAAGCCGCCTTCTATATGGCAGCGGCTGAGTACCTCGGCATGCAGTGTGACAAGTTTTATTTCTTGGCGCAGGAGAAGGCATACCCCTATCCATACGGCGTTTATACGCTCACCCAAGAGGCAATTGAGTATGGGCATGCCAAGAACCAGCAAGCGCTTGAGATCGGCTTAAAATGCCTTGAGACCGGAGATTACAAACCGTTTAACAATGGCCTGATCACGGAATTTAATCTTGCAGATCTCTGGTGAGGATTTAGAGCGAGAAGAGCGATGGGCGGCTGAGAAAAAATACTACGCCGCTCGATCTGCTTGGAAGCGGAGAAACCAGTTGGTGCCGGGTAAAGGTTATACTTGGGGCCAATGGTTTCAGCGCATGTTCGGTGAAAATTTGGTTGAGTATGCCGCTCGAAAAGCCAAGGAAAAATCAAAGACGCCTTAGCTCTTCGCTGGCCAGCCTTCCGGTTTCTCGATTGAACTTCATCGCAAGATAATCGTGTATCCTGCTCAGCTCGTAGGCTCTGATGTCCTCGTCTTCTTCTGCGACGATCTTGTCAATCATCGCTAACACGCGAATGGTTGGTATGTTTGATTCTCTTTGCATGGATCAATCCTAAGTCAAATCGTAGGCAAAAAAAAGCGGCCTAAGCCGCTCTTTATTTTTCTCTCCTCCCGGCGGCTTACGCCGCCTCCTCGATTGAATTGATTATCTCCTCGTCCCAGTAATCGACAGCATAGTAAAATGTGTCGTTGATTCTGAAAGGGCTACTGTCAACAGAAACCACGCCTTTTTTGATCAATGACGCTAAAGCACCCCTTAAAGCCCTTGGGCTATCTTTGACTAAATCATGACTGGTGAAACATTCGGTCTCTATCAAAATATCTTTAATCGTTAGCAGAATGTGCTTTTCTAGTGCAGTAAATTTTTCCATCTGTCTCTCTCCTTAATTAATTTTTTAACCTCAACCTCAAGACAAAGAATATCAGATACCGTGTCGTTGTACAATACTTTGCAACAATTAAATTGCTTGCATTGATGATAAATTTGTGTGCAAAAAAAAGCGGCCTAAGCCGCTCTTTATACTGTCACTCCTTCATTTGCCAAAAACTCATCAATTTCTTCATCACTCATATCGATCCTGAGACAAGCGCAGATGGCGTCATCTATCTGACCATCGTGGATCAGCGTAAGAACGTGGGCCAAGTCATCACCTTCAAAAAAGTTTTTATGTTCCATTTCTCTCTCCTCCCGGCGGCTTACGCCGCCTCTGTTTCGTAAACTTTAACCTTCACTGAATCACGTTCTGTTTCGCGCTCCCAGTCCCAGATTGCGATTATCGTAGGCTCTGCGCCCCACTCAGGAAGGTTTAGCTCAACCTTGATAACCTTACCAACCCTGCGCTCAACGTAACCAGATGCTCGCATACCGTCGTGGTCGTAAGGGCCAGTCTTTACCCAGCCCCCCTTTAAAACCTTTTGCCATTCGAGACGACCTTTTAACTGACCCTTGCGTTTCCCTCGAACGTAACGTGGCAAAGCGTCAACAATCTCGTCACCGAAATAACGGCGAGCCATGCCTTCAACAAACTCAGAAGACATGTAACCGCCCCTGTAATCTATGTCTGCCCTTACTGTCATTACTCTCCTCCCGGCGGCTTACGCCGCTTCTTCTAACAATTCGGTGAGAACACTAAGCACTTCACAAAGCTTCACCGTTTGCTTGTCGCTGATGTTCTTACCCTCGAATCTCGCTTTATTAATTTTCTCAGCCAGAGCGTGGGCTGAATTAGCTAAGACTTTCGCCCTGCCTGCTTCTTTCTGCGAAGGCTTCACCGCGCTTGAGATAAACTTACAATCAGCAAGATCTTCGAGATCTGCCGTCTCGCAGTTGACCTGAATGACCGTCCCGTTCATTGCCGCAAAGGTCACGCCAGAACTAAGGCAGTGTCTGTTCAGACTCCCAAAAAATACGTTAAGCCGAGGCGCGACCATATTGATCAGGTCGCAGATATCGTCATTGCTCAGCTTGTTTGCAACGTCTAAAAGCTCTTGGTGTTCCATTGTCTCTCTCCTTAATTAATTTTTAACCTCAACCTCAAGACAAAGAATATCAGCTACCGTGTCGTTGTGCAACACTTTACAACAATTAAATTGCTTGCATTACCAATAAATTTGTGCACAAAAAAAGCGGCCTAAGCCGCTATTTCAATTTTCTCGACGTTTCAATTCCATGAAACAGTAGGCGATTTCGTCTTGATACTGCCCACACTTGGGGTTGTCAGGCATTGCCTGAATCGCGGCTCGACAATCATCGATGACGTACCGAAGCGAATCGATGGACCTTTTCTTGCACAGCTTTATGTAATCGCTGTGCCAGTTGCCGTTAGAGCTGATCATTACGCCGCCTCCTCATCTTCTGCGTAGTGCGCCACTGCCTTCGAGGGACGCTTGTAAAATCCAAACTTTGGATCATCCTTGCTTGGCTCAAGCGTTGCGGTAAACTCAACAACATCGCCCTTGCTGACGCGAATAATTGAACTAGGTACTGTGCCGAACACCTTAAATCCAGAGTCGTCCTTTACCAGCATTTTGTGAACAAGCGTGTTGTAGGCATATCCTTCGACGGTCTTGGTCATTAAGACTTTGCCTTTGACTTCGACTCGACCAGTCGGAACAGGCGCTGCGATCTCGGCTTCTGCCGCCCACTTAGCCTCTAACTCGGCCTTCCGTGCATCACGCTCGGCGTTGCGCTTTGCCGCTTCTGCGGCTCGCTTAGCATGCATAGCTTCGCGTTTCTCAGCAGCCTTTGCTCGCGCCTTTGATCGCGCCTCTGGGGAAGTGCTATAAACAGCCACACCACTTCCTCCGCACTTAAAGCAAACACCGTTCATATGGTAAGCAAAATACGAAATGTAACCTTTGCCTGTTGAGCACTTCGGGCAATCTTCAATATATTTAGCCATCCTCTCTCTCCTTAATTAATTTTTTAACCTCAACCTCAAGACCAAGATTACACCCTTCCGTGTCGTTGTGCAACACTTTGCAATAATTAAATTAGGTACGTCTTGCGCCCAAATTCTTGAGAATACTGCTCCCTAGTTTGAACCCGAACTGACTGTTCGTAATCGACATACGACTCACCTGACTTGACACCAATTATTGGCGCAGACACTTTGTATTCGACAACGTGAGATTTTGGATTTTCTCGGGACAAGCACTCAAAACCAAACGCGCCGTCTCGATCTGTCCCGGTTCCAATTGAGAAACCATCAACAGAAACTGCCCAGCCAATATCTTTAAAAATTTTTTTCATGACCTATCCTCGCTCCATGCTTGTAAAATTTTTGTAAGCTCTGCTCGAAAGCTTGGCATTACCTGACTGATAATTTCATGGTGCCTGTAACTCTCACCGTGTAAATCAAGCTCTTCGGCCAACCACTTTTTGTGGATCTTTCGACGCTCAGCTTGAGACGCTTCTCGCAAATAATGCTTGACGCCGTGGCCCCAGAAA